AAAAACACAATGGTCTGGCACACAGACTCTGATTACACCTAAAGGCCGTGAAACCTTTAGACTACTATTTATTTAATTAAGCTCTAACCGTATGGAATCCCGTACGGTTTTTATAAAACGGAGGAATAAAAATGTTAGAAAAAGCAAAACAATTGGCATCACAAGAATTTTCGCGCTTGTCAGGTCGTGAAATCAAAGCAGAAGATTGCTTTGTAGTTTGGTTTAGCAAGACCCTGCAAAACTGGAAAGCTCTTGTTAGTACTAACAAAATTACATCAAGCGAGACTTGTGGAGATTATGCAGAAATCACGCATAATGGAGACAAGAAAGAGACTTATGTGGATGTTTACGCCAAGGTTTCAAATCGCGCCATTAAAGATTAGGAGGTGATCCAACATCTTGACTTGCAGGAATAGACTGCTATAAATTACTGTAAATTGCTATAAACCGTGTCGAATTCGATGCGGTTTTTATATTGTCCAAACTGTACCGATGACATTAAAAGCTGTACTGTTCCGTCGCCGGACGTAAAGCGAGATTATCGAGTGGCGACGTAATCGCTGGAGGACAATTATGTCAGAAGAAACCAATGCAACTGTATCTACTGAATCAACTGAGACTGTCGACACTCAAGAAAATGTTGATACAGTGCAGGAAGAAAAGCACGAACGAACTTTCACTCGTGCTGAAATCGGTAAGATGCTATCTGCCGAGCGCTCTAAATGGGAAGCTGAGCAAGAAGCCAAGGAAAACGAGGCTAAGAAGCTTGCTAAGATGAACGCTGACGAGAAACAGAAATATCAGTTGGATCAGCGTGAGCAAGAACTAGCTGACCGTGAAAAAGCTATTGCCCGTAAGGAATTGACCGCAGAAGCTAGAGCAATGCTAAGTGAACGTGACTTACCTGTTGAGTTAGTGAATGTAGTTGATTTGACAAGCGCAGATACGGTATCGCAGTCCGTAGCAGTATTGCAGAAATCATGGGAGCAAGCCGTGCAAAAAGGAGTACAAGAAAAGCTAAAAGGCGGAGCCCCAATGAAGCAAGCGCCAGTCGATAGTGACGGTATCACAAAAGAAGAATTTGCTCGTATGGGTTATCAGAGTCGAAATGAACTCTATCAAAAGAACCCAGAACTATATAAGAAATTGAAAGGTTAAAATAAATGACAGCAGGACAAACTAAATTAGCCACTATGGTTAACCCAGAAGTAATGGCGGACATGGTTTCCGCTAAACTACCTAAATTGATTAAATTCACTCCGCTTGCTTATGTGGAGACAGCGCTCCAAGGCCAACCAGGGAATACTCTAACAGTTCCAGCATGGGAGTATGCAGGAGATGCGACTGAGGTTGGAGAAGGTCAAGCTATTTCTCCAGACCAGTTGACTACTAAAAAGACCACTATGACCATCAAAAAGGCTGCTAAAGGTTATGAAATTACCGATGAAGCTCTTTTGTCAGGTCTTGGTGACCCATTAGGTCAAGCGACTTACCAGCTTGGTTTGGCTATTGCTAACAAGATTGATGATGATTTGGTGGCAGTAGCGAAAACAGCAACACAACACGTTGCAGAAGCTCCAACAACAGGAGCAGCTCTTGATAAAGCACTTGCTATTTTTGACGATGAAGAAGACGCAAAATATGTAGCTCTTATCAATCCAGCAGATGCCATTGATTTGCGTGCTAACACTGTGAAAGAATGGATTTCAGGCACAGAAGTAGGAGCGAATACAGTTGTTTCTGGTACATTTGGAGAAACACGAGGTGTTCAAATTGTGCGTACTAAGAAAGTTGAAAAAGGTAAAGGCTTTATCGTCAAGGTGTCTCCTAGCCAAACTCAGACAGATGACGCCAATAAATACGGTGCATTTGTTATTATGCTAAAACGTGATGTGGCTATTGAAACAGACCGTGACATCCTTAAAAAGACAACAGTTATCACTGGTGATGAACACTACGGCGTTTACCTATACGACCCTACACGAGTTGTAAAATTCGGTGAGTAAGAGGTGACGATATGAGCTTATTGCTACGACGTCATTATATCCAAGAGGAGCAGGCTAGCCAGTATTCTGATTTAGAGAATAAGACTCTAGAAGAGTTGAAGAATCTAGCCAAAGAAGCTGGCATAGCTGGCGCCTATAAGTTATCAAAAGCCGAAATTGTAGAGGTATTGGAGGATTTAAAAAGTGAAATTTAAAATCAAACAAGATTTCTATGATTGGGAATCAAATGTGAAACGACTGGCAGGAGAAGAACTTGAGATTACTGAGGAGCGCTATGCCGAGTTGGCTGACAATTTTGCCAGCAATGGTGTCGCTATCTCAGACGTTCTTGAGGAAATCCTCCCTGAACCCGAGTTCTTAGAAGAGGATTGATATGTCTATAGAGTTGCTGAAGAAAATGACAGGCGAAGAAGATACTCAGCTTCTCATGTTGCTCCAAACGAGGGCTACAAATCTTATCTTATCAGAGACTAATCGCACATCTTTGACACCTGCTTTAAGTCTCTTAATACCTGAGGTTGCTATCGAGCTCCACAACCGCTCAGGAGCGGAAGGAGAGCATTCTAGAACCGAGGGTGGTATAGCAGTAGTCTACGGAGAAAACGGTCTGTCTACGGGTCTTTTACAACGTATCCGCATGCATAGACTAGCAAGGGTGGCAGGCCATGTTTTTGAAGCAGAGTAGACTGAAACCCTATCCTATGCGACGGTTTGAAAAGACTGTCACAGAGGAAGGTGTCGCAAAAGAAGGGTATGCCAAGGAAGCTGAGACAGTCCGCCTTGAATTGTGGCCAGCTAGAAGCAAGTTACAATCTGAGCTTTATGGCGAGCGTGTCAATGATATTTTGAACGCAAATGCCAACAAGTCAGCTACTATCAAAGTGAAGGATGGTGTGTGTATCGATAACCAGACGGAAGTGACTCACAGGGTTATTTCTAAAAAGGCCTACACACATCATCAAGTTTTGGAGTTAGAGCGTGTCAGGGCTACGAGGGGCAGATAGGCTTATAGCTAAATGTAGACGGTTAGCTAGTAAAAAAGTTGGCGAGGATATCGTCTTACGTGCGGTACACAATGCTGCTAAAAAGGTTGTCCAAGCTGATGCTAAAAGGCTAGCACCAGGCAACAATGGAGAACTTAGAAATAGCATCAAGACTAGGGTTAAAATGGACGGAGATAAGGTTATAGGAGAGGTTTACACAAATCTACACTATGCACCATACGTAGAGTTTGGTACAGGGCCAAAAGGACAAGCTAGCCATTCGGGTATATCACCAGAGGTCAGCGTGTCTTATCGCTCTAGCCCGTGGTATGTGCATGAAGACCAAATCAATGTCGGACCTTACCACTTTCAAAAGATTGGGGAGTTCTACAAGATGTATGGTCAACCTGCCCAGCCTTATCTTTATCCAGCTTTGAGAGACAATCAAGAGCGTGTGTCTAAGAATATTTCGAATTATGTCCGTAGAAAGATAAGAGAACAAATAAAATGATCAATATCAAGCCTGTTATTTATAAAGAATTGCAAAAGGTCGCAGATAATGTGACTGATACTTATCCTAGCGATTGGGAGACTTTCCCAGTCGTTATTTTTTTAGAAGAGCAAAACAAGCCGGGTGATTGGTTTGACGACCAGGAACAAAAATCATCTATCCGCTATAAGGTGGATATCTTTGATGATACCAGCACTAGTGAGTTAGCTGTTAAAATCAATCAGATTTTTGAGTCTTTAGGTTTGCGAAGAACCGACTGCCAAGACGTGCCAGACCCGTCTCATTTGAGACATAAGGTCATGCGTTTTGAAGGGGTTGTTGATTTAGACTCAGAGCTTGTTTTTCAATTTAGAATGGAGAATTAAACATGTTAGCAAATGGAATTACGCTGTCTTATGGGACAGCTAAAGGAACTTACACAAAACTTGCAGGACTTAAGGAAGTACCTGAATTCGGTATTGAACCTGAAAAAGTAGAGAATACTACTCTTGAAGATAAGGTTAAGAAGTATGAGTTTGGTATCGGTGATGCAGGGGAATTGGAATACAAATTCTCTTACAAGAACGATAGCGCAACCGCACCTTATCGTGTATTGCGTACAGCCGCAGACAATAAGACAAAACTTTTCTTTGAGCAAACTTACCCAGACAACACTAAAGTTCGTTTTGAAGGTCAAGTATCTGTTAAGCTTGGCGGTGGCGGTGTCAATGCCGTTATCGAGTTCACCCTTAAAATTGCTTTGCAGTCAGAGTTGGAATTTACAGACGGTATTGGAGGTTAATTAAATGGCGTTACCTTACTCAATTTGGAAGATTAGCGATGAGAAAGAGTTGAAACTACGACTTTCATCTCATCAAGCAGCAAAAGTTGAAGAAAAAATCGGTATGAACTTATTGAAAATCTTCATGCCTGAGGCTGGTGAAGAGTTTCCTTTGCCTCCTTTAAAAGTTGTATTGCTTTTGATTCACGGAGCATTGCAAAAGTATGAGAATGGGTATTCTCTTGAGGATGTCTATGATCTATACGATGAGTACGTAGATAATGGTGGAGACCAAACAACATTCATGACAGAGGTTCTAATGCCACTCTTTGAAGTATCGGGTTTTACTCCACGAGGAAGCAAGAACAAGAAAACTTCCAAGAAGAAAATGACAGTAGTCGAGTAATCTTAACGGTAACGCAGATTATTGAGAGGCTTTACCCAATGTTTTTGGACATCGGGGGCAAGCCTCTTGATTTTTGGGATTTAACGGTGCTTGAAATCAGGGAAATGATTGAAAGCTACAACCGTGTCAAAATCCAAGAGCGTAAAGAAAAGATTATTGACTCTTATAGACTTTCTCAGATGATATCCAATCACGTTTCTTTATTGTTATCCAAGGATGCTAAAGTATTTGAGTTCTGGGAGTATGCGCCTGAGTTATTTGTAGAAGAACAACAAGCAGTAGAACAGGAACGACAGAGACAAGCGCTTGTGCTACATAAGGAACGGATGCGTGATTTTGCAGAGAGACACAATCGCAAAAGGAAGGAGGAAATGAATGGCAACTCTTGATGAATTGAAAGTCATGATTGACGCTGAGATAGCGCCTTTCAGGAAGAAGATGAAAGAAGTCGAGAATCAGGTCAAAGGAACATCTGACCAAGTGAAAAATGCCACTGCTAAAGTTCGTGAACAGTCGAACTCAATCGGTAGTGCGTTTGGCAAGTTGGCTAAGTTCGCTGGTTTTGCAATCCTTGGTAAGAAATTGCTTGATGTTGGGATGTATTCAGCGCAGACAGCTCTTGAAGTATCAGCGGCTATGAACCAAATCAAGCGACAGATGGGCGAGAGTTCGCAATCTTTCTTAAAATGGGTTAACAATAACGCTAATGCTATGAATATGGGTGTGGGCGAGGCGACTAAATACGGTGCAGTCTACTCAAACTTATTTTCTGGATTTATCAAAGACACCAACAAGTTAAGCGCCTATACTGCTAAGATGTTGCAGACATCGGCAGTTGTTGCCGAGGGTTCAGGGCGCAGTATCACTGACGTTATGGAGCGGATTCGCTCTGGTTTACTAGGGAACACGGAAGCAATTGAGGACCTAGGAATCAACGTCAATGTGGCTATGATTGAGTCCACCGAAGCCTTTAAGAAGTTCGCAAACGGTCAGAGCTGGCAACAATTGGACTACCAAACCCAGCAACAAATCCGTCTTATGGCTATTTTGGAACAGGCCACAGCCAAGTATGGAGATACCTTGTCCAATTCAGTCAACGGTAGTATCAGCTTGTTTAAGTCGCTGATGCAAGATAGTGCATTGAATCTGGGTAATGCTATGTTACCGATTATCAATGCGATCATGCCTGTCTTGAACTCTTTTGCTATGGTATTGAAGAACGTGACTGCTAAACTTGCTGAGTTTATCGCTTTGATGTTCAACAAGAAGGCAACAGTGAAAGATGGTGTCGGCGGAGCAGTTGGAGACATGGGTAACGCCATGAAAGACGCTGCAGGCGGAGCAGGAGACCTTGCTGATGCAGTAGATGACGCTGGAGATTCAGCTGGAGGACTTGCTGACAATCTTGGAGACTCAGCCAAAAACGCTAAGAAAGCTGCTAAAGAACTTCTTGGTTTAATGGGATTTGATGAGATTAACATCTTGCAAAAACCAAAAGACGATGATGCGGGTGGCTCTGGTGGCGGCGGTGGCAAAGGTGGTAAAGGAAAGGGAGGCGGAGGCGGACCTTTCAAAGACATCTTGCCAGAAGTTGCCTTGACCGATATGGACAACCAATTCAAGAGCATTTTTGACGGACTAGGAGACAAGCTAAAAGGGTTGTTTGACTACTTTAAGAAGCTTGCAGACCTATTCGGAAAAGGCTTTGCTCTATCCTTTAGATGGGATAGTATTGAAAGGCTTAAAAATGCGTTGAAAGGGATATGGCAATCCATTAAAGACATTTTTGAAGACGGTACGGTATTAGCAGCGGCCGCAAGGTTCGGGGAAAAGCTAGCTTTTGCTTTAGGACAAACAACAGGCGCTATCGCTAACGTGATCATGGGAATTGCCGTCTTTATCGCTGAAAGTCTGAATAAATCACTTAATGAAACAAAATTAGATATCAAAGCATGGCTTATCCGTATGTTTGATATCGGTGGGGAGATTGCTGAAAGCGTAGGAAATATTGCTCAGAGTATTGGACAAATCTTCTACGATTCAATCACAAGCGAATCCGCAACAAACATGGGCGCAGGTTTAATCAGCGCCTTTACATACGCCTTTATGGGCGTTAAAGAAGTCACCGCTAAATATACAAGAGATGTTATCGGTGCGATTGAAGAGACAATCACTGAAAATCAATCAGGTATCACAGAGTTGTTTACGGGTCTCTTTAAAGCTGTAGAGCCAGTAGCACAAGCTATGGCAAGCTCTATGAAGGAGATTTTTGAGACTGTTAATCAGGTATACGATGAACATATCAAGCCGTTGTTTGAATCTAGTTCATCATTAATGTCTGATACAGTTGGTGCTTTTGTTAAGGGATGGAACGAAAATATCCAACCTGTTTTAGAAAAGATTGGTCACGGTTTTGCTGATACAATCAAAAACCATATTGAACCAGCTTTAGAAAAAATAGGTGGCATGATTGGAAGTTTTGCTGACTTTTCTAAAGCGATAAATGAAGTTTTCGGCCCAGTCATTTCCTTTATTGTAGAAAAGTTGATGGTTGTACTAGCCCCTGCAATTGAATACATAGGAGAAGTTTGGCGTGTTTTATTTAACACTATCTCTGATGTGATTGGTGGTATTGCTGATATCATCAAAGGGGTATTTGATGTACTTACAGGACTTTTAACTGGAGATGGCGAAAAAATCAAAGAAGGATTTTCAAGCATATTCGGTGGGTTAAAAGATATTGTAGTCAGTGTCTTTAGTGGCATCATTGATCTTGTATCTGGTGTATTGAAACTTCTTTGGGAAGTTGTTGTCGCAATATTCCAAAGTATCTGGGACGCAATTGTTAGCATTTTCTCTGGGGTCGGTTCATGGCTTGGAGAAAAATTCCAAGAAGGTTGGGATGCTATCGTTAACATCTTCAGTAATCTAGGCTCATGGTTCGGAGAACGTTGGGCTGATGTGACTAATGCGTTAGCAGAAGTAGGCTCTTGGTTAGGCGATAAATTTCAACAAGGTTGGGATGCAATTAGCAATACATTTAGCAAGTTGGGTTCATGGTTCGGTGACCGTTGGAACGAATCTAAAGACGCACTTTCCGAAGCAAATACTTGGCTTGGAGAGAAATTCCAATCTGGTAGGGATAAAGTGAACTCAGCTTTTGAAAAAGTAGGCTCTTGGTTCGGAGATAGATGGAATGATATCAAAGACGGAGTAAAAGAAGCTGATACATGGTTCGGAGAGAAATTTGAGAGTGCAAAAGAAAAAGCTCAGAATCCTTTCCAATCAATCGGTTCATGGTTTAGCGAGCGTTGGAACGACATACAAAGCGCCTTGAAAGAAATCCCCAACTGGTTCAAGAATTTGTTTAATGACGCAATGGAAAACGCAAAAAGCGCAGTACAATCAGGTGTTGATGCGCTTAAGAGTATTTTTGATTTCGAGTGGCACTTGCCAAAACTTGAGTTGCCTCACATTAATATAACTGGCGGTTTTAGTTTGAATCCACCTAGTTTTCCTAGCTTTGATATTTCTTGGTATGCACGAGGTGGTGTTTTCAACTCACCTAGCATTATCGGGGTCGGAGAAGCTGGTCAAGAAGCGGTAATGCCTCTTGAACGGAATACAGGTTGGATTTCTACTTTGGCTCAGAAAATAGCTGAAAGAATGCCTGTTAATAATGCCCCTGCAGGCTATTCATTGCCAGCTGGTGATATTGTTATTCAAATCGCAGGGCATGAGTTCGGACGGGTAGCTATCCAAGAAATCAATAAGGAACACGAACGAGCAGGTCAAACCTTGCTCAAGATTTAGGAGGTTAAATGGCACAATTAACAATTAATGGGGTGGCTGTGAAGCCTCCCAAATCTTTTCAAATCGGTATTCAAGATATTGATGGAGAAACTGGGCGTAATGCCAATGGCGACATGGTGCGAGACCGTATCACGACCAAACGCAAATTAGACTGTGAATGGGGCATGCTGACTCAGGAAGAAATGAGTCAGCTTTTACATGCTGTATCGTCTGAATTTTTTGAGGTATCTTATCCAGACCCCATGGATGGCCAAGTCACAAAGACTTTCTATGTCGGTGATAGGACCGCTCCTAGCTATACCTTTACTGAGAAGTTTAAACCTTGGTCTGGCGCTAAATTTAATCTTGTAGAGAGGTAAGAAAATGGATGCTTTAACTAGACGACAATTTGACAGAGCCATGTTCGCCAAAAACAGGACGCTGGCTATCCGTGTTGAAGATTATGCTTCACAGGATATCAAAGAGGCTAGTTTTGAGTATGGCTATATCAAGGGTGACACTTATAAGCCAGGTGGAACGTGTGCAGGTAGCGGTAAGATTACCTTTACCAACATCATTACCACGTTCAATAAGCTGGATATCCTACACCCTGAGATTGGGCTACTGGTTGGGGATACCTACCAGTGGGTCAAGATGGGGGAATACTTCATCAATGATATTGAGATTGACCGAAACCGAAACACAACCACGCTTGAACTCATGGATGGTATGTTCAAGCTCAATCGTGAGTATGTGACGGACTTACATTTTCCAGCTGAGGTACGAGAGGTTATTCAGGAAATATGCTTAAAAACAGGCATTGAGTTAGCGAATGACTATTTCGGAATCAGCGCCATGCGTTACCATGTTGAGCAAGTGCCTGAGGGCAAGAAACTGTCCTTCAGGGATATGCTGAGTGCTATGACTCAGATGATTGGGATGTCTTGCTTCTTCAACCGAGAAGGCAAGATGGAAATCCGCGATTTAACTGAGTCAAATATCACGATCAACGCTGACAGTTACTTCTTGCATGGCTTGACCAAGAGTGAGATTGAGTATCAGATAGCTGGTATTACTTGTAAGACGGATAAGAAGCCTCTGACGGTCGGTATGAAGACAGGTCGGTCATTGGAACTAGACAATGTCTTCATGACCCAGAGCGCTTTAAATGACCTGTATTACAAGCTGAAAAACCTGACTTACTATCCTTACAATCTCAACTACCAAGGGCATTTGTTACTTGAGGTTGGGCAGTGGGTAACCATTCAGACCAACAAGAAAGAAACATTTAAAGTTCCTGTGTTAAGCCAGAGCTTTACTTTTAAAGGTGGTCTGAGAGGTCGTATCAGTGCAGATAGTAAGGCAGGTAATGATACGCAGTACTCTTACGAGGGTACGATTACCAAGCAGATAAAGCAACAAGACGGCATTGAAGCCAAAATCCAAGCGCAGATTGAAGCAGCAGATAAAAATTTTGATCAAAAGGTCAACAAAATTAAAAAAGACTTTAACGATCAAGTCGAACTTGCCAAGGCTAAGGCGGAAGAAGTCAAGCAAGAACTGTCTGACACTATCAATCAGCGCTTTAATAGCTTTGACAATGGTCCATTGAAAGAAGCCAAACGTAAGGCTGAGGAAGCCTTGAAAAACGCTGGCGCAAGTAGTTCTCTTGCTCAGGAAGCCAAGCAGATTGGGCTGGATTCGATTGCTAGACTTGAAGCGTTTAAATCGCAGACTACGACCACTCAGACAGCTCTATCGGGTGACTTGGACGCTCTGAAACGGACTATCACGAACGATATTCGACCGAAGCAAGCACAGGCTGAAGTTGAGATTGCCAAGCAAGTTGAAGCACTTAACAAGACCAAGAATGAATTGGTTGGTGTGAAGTCAGCGCAAGCGACGTATGAAGAGACGACGACTCGCAGACTGTC